CTAGCGCTGAAGATGTTGTCAGTGAGTCTCGGGACGTAATTCTTTAAAGTGGTGGAAAGAATCTCATCAAAGTTGCTGTTACCAGCAGCCATAAATTCTTACCTCCTATAATAGTTTACGTATGTTGCTTCTTGGCAAGGTTGAACGCTTCACGAAGCGACGACGGCTTCTCAGGAGGGGACTTGTCAGACACTGCACCGCTTTGCCGAGAACCACCCGACTCCACAACAGCAGCGTCACGTTTCGCCTCCAAACGGTCCTGTTCCTGCTCCAACTTGGACGCCCTGCCTGCAACCTCGTCGTACCGCATATGTGTCAATGCGGCCTCCAAGTTGCCTATCTTGTGGGACATCGCGTGCTGTAACAGTTCTTGACCGTCAAAGTCGCCGTATCGCTTCTTTAAATCGTCAACCTGCTTTTCAACAACCTGTTTTCTACGCAAACGATCCTGTTGCGCAACCTTAGCCTCCAACTCATTGAGCCGCTTCTTGGTGGCTCCATCAGTATCCCAATCGTCCATATCGTCCGATTGTTCCACCACTGGTGCTTGTACCCCGAATGCGTCTCCGAGAGCCTTCAACGTCCCCGCTGGATCACTTTCCAACGCGGACGCAATAGCCTCAGCCTGCTGTAACCGTTTACGTTCGGATGCCAACTCCTGCGTCTTACGGGTGTAATCCGACTGTCGCTGATATCCGTCCCGAAGTTCCTGTAGACTGACCTCTTGATTGTCCCCGTCCACCGTCACAGTGTACGACTCATCAACAGGTTCCTCAGAAACCTCCACCGAAGACTCAGGATTGTCCACTTCCGTGGATTCCAACACATCTTCTGCCATTTTATTTTCTCCTTTGGAGTCCGTTAAAATTGGTTGCTCCTATACCATGGTGGAGTTTGTCCCACTCAAAAATTTGTGAGATCAAAACCCATCTGGCCTTGTAGTTGTGCCAACAACTCTGGCGGCACACCGCCCGTCGGGGCAAACGCCCCTTCCGGTCCTGCACCCACTTGTCCCGGTGGCAACATGGGAACCTGTGGGGGCGGCGGTGCCGCCCCTTCCGGTCCCGGTGCACCCTGCGGGGGTGGCTGCATAAGAAACTTGTCAGGATTCTTGATACCGAAGCCTTGTTGCAACACATGCTTCGCTAACGCAAACGGATCAATAACGGTTCCGACCAGCGGACCCAACGCGTTCAGCAGCGACACAGCCTGCTGTTTTCGAATCGTGTCATTCATCGGCTGGGTAGAACCACCCTCCACCGCGAAATCATATTCACCCACAATGTCATCTCGGCTAAACGGTACAAACAACGAATCGCCACCCGGTGCAGCAACTCTTGCCATCTGCTCACCAGTCATGTACTGTTGCAACACTTGCAACACCCGACGAGCAATCTGTGTAATCGACATCTCAATAATTGCCAGTTTGTCCGCTGCACGCGCATTCGCTGCATCAGCGATAATGGATGCTTCCGTCGCTGTGCGACGAATCTCAGGCATCTGCCCCCGTGCATATTCGTTGACACCAGACACCATGCTGATGTCTTCCTCAATGATTGCAGACATGTTATATATTTCGGGCGACAGCGGAATCTGCGGCATGGGGACTACAACCTCGGATAGAGGCTTGTTCTCGTCCACAACCGGCACCAACCGGCCATCGTCGTCTGATTCCAACGCTTCACGCCCCGCAGGCCCAAACGACCGCTCATGGTACAAATATTTGCGGGCATACCGTTTACGGGCATTCATCATTTGGGAACGAGTCTTATCCAACTCTTCCTGCAACGACTCAATCGCTTCCAAGTCGCCCATCGGGTAGAAATAGTCGGGAATGTCGTAGTTGCGCAGCATCACAAACGGTTGACCATATGCGTACGGCATCGGCACCGGGTCTAACAAGAACTCGTCACCCTCCTTGGTACACACCGACATTGTGTTATTGGGAATGTCATAGTATTCGTAGATGACTACACGTTCTTCGTCCCCCAAATACTCATCCGGGTTGTTAGCGTACGAATCGGGACGCATCGGGTCCACATACGAGTCTGCTTCCAAACGCCTCCGCACCGACGGCTTGAACCGTTTATCCTGTTGCACATCCTCCAACGGGCGCACAATACGTTGCGCAATCCACTGGATGTCTTCCATGCAGGTTGCTTCCGGGTCAACGATCACGTCAAACGGGGACACCCGTTCCGCAAACGGACGGTCTTCTACGACAGCCATTTCAGAATGTGGCACACCCGCTATAATCTCGCTATCGGTAGGCAACCCACCAGCAAGGTCAGGGTTTTCCATAGCGAAAACGTCTGCCTCAACCATCGCTTCCTGAGCCATAACGTCACGTTCCGGGTCAGACAGCGTTCTGTCTTGTTCAACAAACTTCCATCCGACCTTGATCCAGCCATGACCAAAGATGAGAAAGTCTTTCACCGCCCGTTTGAACGGGGACCTAAAGTCGTAATGCCGCCACAAATGGTTGATGACAGCCTCAACGAACACGGCGCGTGTCTCGTCCTCCTGCTGATTCGGAGAAACAGTAATCTTCGGATGGTTAACCGACACCGATGGGGCGATAACGTTCACTGTCGAAAACGCTAGATTGACAGCGATCAAATCCTCGTTCATTGCCGTAGTCGAAGGCCAATGCTTCCCTCGGTACAAGTCCAACAAACGCCGCCACAAGTGGTCGTAGCCTAAATCCTCACGCCACCGCATCGACGCGTCAAGGCGCCGGTTAATGACCTCTAACTGTTCAGCGCGAGTTTTTCGTGGCATCCATCAAATCCAATACGGGCTTCGTTCGGGCAACTTTTCTATACTTCGCCCCTGCGACTTTGCCTCCGCGTACACTTTCGCTTCGCGTTCGTTGTTCGTCAGATTCTGCTCGTCGGGCGGCAACTGAGATTGGTAACCCCGACCAATGTCGAATCGCACGCCAAGCAGTTTTTGACGCCACGACCACAAATCCCGTAATTCTACGTCCGGTAACGCGCCACGAAGACGAACCGTGTACTCACGGAATTCGTCATACGTGGCGTCCGGTGCAAGGACCGGCACCGTTAACCGGCGTTATGGCCGCGCAAACGAGGCTGCGGATGAACATTAGGCTCAACCTTGCCGGTGATCCCATGCTGATTGAACGGTGTTTCACGATCAGTGATTTCACCGTAGCCACCAGTCTGGCTCGCATACTTCGGGTCATCAAACCGCTGCTTGGGCGAATTCATGCCACCCGGCTTCCAAACCGGATTTGCAACTACGGAATCGCCGCGTTCCATCCGGTTATTTTTGCCAGTCGAACCATCGACCGTTGTCGAAGCACTCGTATGTGCAACGTTCCTAGCCATCAAAAACCTCCTAATAGGTACCTATATACTATGATTAGACTGTCCCACGCACAGTCGAAGCCCCAATCTGCAACGCTTTTTCGCCCCGGTCGTCCTTCATAATCATTCGTGCAAACCAGTCCACCGTCCAATAATCGTCCGCCGCAGGCGCATATTCGGGCATAAACGCATACTGGCGCATCTCATTCGCCAACGCCAACGCCATCACCCGGTCATCATGCGGGGAACCATTCATCGACCCCCGCGAAGAACGCACATAGGTGCGTAATTCCGCCATCGTGTAACGATCAAAAATGTCTAATTCGCCACCACGCAACGCCATACCCAAATCGTCAATCAACAACGGCTTCGTAGTCCTCGTCGTCTTCCAGCCAAACTCCTGCGACACCCTCGTCGTCGCCTGATTCAACGTCCGCTTCCTAAACAGATTCGGATACCCCAAATGACGCAACTGTGTAATAGTCGTCAAACCATGATTGTTTGACTCCACGCAACACAACGCATCCCGATACCACAAACCCAACATATAGATTTCGTGAGCGAGTGTATCCGGCGGGATATGTCCATGCCATACAGCGCACTGCTCCCCAGTGCGCACATCCAACACCTGCACACACGAATAATCGCCGTGTATCAAACCCTCCGCCGTATCAACCCCCATGCAATACACATGGTTCGGAACAGGCTCAAGCCAAACTGTGAGCATCGCGTTTAAACTCCACAACTCTAGGCGTCAACTCTTGCAAAAACCCTAACATGCCGGGACGTATCCTCGCAGACATCTCCTCCAACACATCCAAGTCAAACACCGGGTTACCCGACTTGACAAACGCCTCCTCCGGCGTAGACGGATACTCCTGAGCCAACTGCCACGGCAACATCGAAGCCTGCTTATCCGCATACCAATCCTCATTACGGTCCCCCGTAGCAGACCACGGAAAAAACATTGACTCAAACTTGTTGGAACCCGTCTGAGCATTAACCCACAACTCGTGAAAAAAGTTGCCAGACCCATTCGCTGTAGACAAACCAATAATGCGGCCACCCACATCGGCAACAGGCTCAATAGACGCCCACGCCTCCTCAGGGTTCGGCAAAAACGCCCACTCATCCACAACCACCAACGTTGCAGACTCGCCACGGGCAGGATCAGAAGCAGACGGCATCGACGTAATCAACGAACCATTCTCAAACCCCATCCGTTGCTGATGCTCCATAATCGAATCAGGGCCACGTGTCAACATCCACTCCGGCAAATACTTAAACCCATACTTGGTTTTACGCAACAACAACACCGCCTCGCGTTCCGTGCGAGACAAATCAATAATGTTTTGGTCATCGTGAAAAAACGCCAACCAAAACTGGTGCGCAGCAACCAACGTAGACCACCCAATCTGACGGGCCTTCAACGTCAACGAATACCTGTACTTACCCCAATGCTTAACAGCCTCCGCCTGTGCATCACGCAAATCAAACAACATGCGGCCATGCGCAGGATGCGCAATAAACCAATACTTGCGCAAAAAATATTGTTCGTCACGGACACACCGCCGCCACTCAGCCTCCTGCCGCAATTCACCTAAACGACTCATCGAAACGTTACCACAACGCCGGTTCCCGCATATTCGCCCCGTTGGCATCATAAACCGCCAATGCGAACCCTGACGGTGTACGCGACCGCAACATGCCCCGATCCTCGGACGGTTCCATCCACCCCATCCGGTTATCAGGCTCCTCGCTTACCCCCGACGATTGCGGCATCACAAAGCCACCACCCGTCCATAGACAGGTTCGCTTCTTATAATTGTCGTCAACACACCACCCAGCATAGTCGTAAGGGTTAAACACATGATCCGGTTTCCTCCAATACGTCGAAATCGTAGAAACAGGATTTTCAATCAAATACGGCGCCTGCGCCCATTCACAAAACTCGGCAGCAGACGCAAAAAGTGTTACCGAATCAGCCAAACATCGCAACCCCTTGCCTGTAAACCAACGCGCACCCGAAGTAGCAAGATGGGTACACGGAGGAGAAGCAGCAACAAACACGATACTGTCACGGTCAAACGGAGGCAACCACGGCACCCTCAAATCGTGCCCAACAAAATTGATCCCCTCCGACTCAACCACACCGCGCCCGTGCACAACATCCACCGCCCAACAATCATAGCCAGCGTCACGCCAAGGATGCAACATCACCCCCGAATAATCAAACAAAGACACCACATTACGACTCATCCCACAACCACTCCCGATCAGCCTCGGAATCTGTCAAACCATCATCCTCAGGCAACACAGAACCCCTAATTATGATAACGGCAGGAACCGGCGAGGAGTCTGACGAACCTCCCCTAACAGCCACCACAAAACCCCCCACAGCAGCAACAAGAGTAGCGACAGCAACGAGAACTTTTGAAACATCACCCACACCTACTGGCAAGAGTCGCAAACCTCAGGGTTTTCCAACCCACAAGTCAACACCTCAACATCGTCCTCGTACCAGCCCAGCAAATCTTCCCAATCCTCAGTCTCCTCAGGAATCATCGCTGCCCCCTAGTGCGTCCACGCCCAGCAGCACGATCAGCCGCCAACCTAATCAGCGCCTTCTGATCAGGGCTATTCAAAACATTGTTGCCAAAACTAGGAATCGGATGACCCGTCAACTCGGCAATCGCAGGCGACAACATTGCAGCCGTAATACCCGCATCCCGAACAACGCGCCCCGCAGGCGGCAACAGATTACGTAAAGCGACACCCGCCGAAGCAGGCCCCCTCGTAAACGGAACAGCCATCGCAGCATCCGCAGCCATACCCCGCCAACCACGGTCACCACCGCCAGCACCCGCAGCCTGATCCACCACGCTCCCAGCCTTCTGCAACTGCGCCGCCTGCTCAGGAGACAACTCACGCACGGTTGGACCCGATGCAGCATGTGCAGGCGAAGCACCACCAATCAAAGCACCCAAACCGGCAACACTAGCCAACGCACCCCGACCAACCAAAGGTGCAGCCCGCAACGCAGCAGAACCACCACCCGTCACCGCAGCCAACGCCGCCATAAGCAACATCTGGTCAGTCGTAGACAAACCAAGCGACTGCCCCCTCTGCTCTATAGCAGGAGCAAAAGTTTGCTCCATAGAATGCTGACCACCCACAGGAGAACTCCCAAGATTCTTCCTAGCCTTCCGTACACCCTCCTTGTTGCGCTCTATCTGCTCCGGCGACAACTCTGGAAGAGGCTCATACGGAGGCGACCCCGACGGCCTCTCAGGATGGGCACGCCCCAAACGAGGCGGCTCACCACTCGCAGCCAACATCGTTGGCGCCATAGACGATGCAGGAACAGACCCTCCCTGACCCTGAAACAGTCTTTTCGCCTCAGGAGACAACACCTCCGACATCAAGGCACCCCCGCCGCCTTCATACGGCTTATACTCAGGCTCCGGCTCACGATACGGTTCCGGCGAAGGCCACTTCGCAAAATCCTCCTCAGTTGGCTTCTCAGCAGGCACCACCGCGCCATCTTCGCCAATCCGCCAATGCCCCTCATCCCCCTCCAAGGGGAAACCATGCTCCTTGCCCCCTGCAAGCCACTTATACAATTCCCTACTTTCTCCTTCGGGCATCTCATGCCCCGCCTCTACAGCAGTATCCCGCGCCTTCTCCAAAAAGTCCCGATACTCCTCAGGAGAAACTGCTGAAGGCAAGTCGCCGCGACCAAACCTCCCAATAGGATTACCGTAATTGCCGTAATGCCAAACCTCATATGGATTAGTCGCAGCATGTGTCAACATGGCACGATCAGCGGAAGGCAACGCAGAAAACTCAGCCACTCCTTCTGCGCCTGCCTCTGCCTCTCGTCGGTCTTTCTCCGCTTGCGCCCGCGCAAGTCGCTCTTCAACATTTTCTTCAATACCAATCCCAACCTCATCCGCCGGGGGATCAGCCAGCCACTCCTCCATCTCGGCGATTTCTGCATCCACATCAGCGTCGGAACGTCCACGCAACACCAAGTCGTACCGCCACCAGTTGAACGCCGGGGTACCCCGCGCTGGAGGTGGCGGCATCCCCGATGTAGGCAAATGATGCACACCACCGTCACCACCCTGCAACGGTATACGACGCGGCCTAGACCGCACCCCCATACGACCCCTAACAGGACGAACCCTAGCCATTCGACACCGCCCTCAACTCATAAACCTCAGCCTCCAAAGCATCAACCAACTCCGCATCAGACAAACCCTCAGCATCCCTATCAGCATCAACCACCAAACGCCGCCTCGGCGTAAACTTCTCCACATACTGCAAATACAACGAAGCAGCCTGCACAGAACCATTCACCGCCTGCGCATGCAACGAATCAATCACCGACTGCGTACGCTCAGGATGAATATTCAACTCAGCAGCACGACGATCCCACTCCTTCGCAAACCGCTGATCCCGCTTCACACGACGAATCGAATCCTCGTGTAGACCCCTCTCAGCAGCCCACTCACGCTGCGTCAAAGGCTGCCGATCCGGCCCCCGCAACAACCAATCCAACAAATCAGTCCACCACTCGGGCATAACCTTCGAACCAGTCTCCGGGTCAGTCTTCCAACCACGGCCACCACCATTCTGAGCCATCACACACCTCCTATAAACACCCAGCATCTGTCCCAACGTTACAACCAGATGACTAAAGTGTTACAATCATGTTACAACATAGACCAGACCCGTCAAAACCCCCAAACATCCATGGGACAACCCCCCACTATAAGTAGACCATGGCATGGCATGCCCCGATCAGCCACATGCGCCGCCTCAAAGCGGCAACCCGGAGGCTGATCGGGACATGGTAAGACTACACCCCGGCACAGAAACCCAAAAACCACACCCCCCGCCCCCTATAAATTTGATGCCGCCCCCCCCGTTGCCCCCCCCGGCCCGGCCCGGCGGGTGCTCGGCCTTCCGTTATGTTGCAACATAACGGCCCGCACGTCCGCCAGCCTGTAGACCACACCACGTCCCGTCGTCTCTGGCCGCTGGCCGTGTGGGGGCACGCGAAAAGGCCCCCGCCCCGGAGGGCGAGGGCCAGTCCGTCACCCGGGCCGCTGGCCCGGATGGGATGGTGTGGCTAGGCGGCCTTGGCCTTGGCTTTGGCCTCCTCTCCTGCCTTGGCGAGGATGGCCCGGACCTTGGAGGAGGTGCGGAGCGTAACGCTCAACGTCGCCGCGGCCTCCGGGTTGTGGTCGGCTTCGGCGCCTACGTCCGACCTGCTGGCGAGCATGGCGAGCAGTCGTCGGGTGGTGATGTCGGTTGTTGGTGGTGCTGTGGTGCTGGTGCCCTTCTTGCCCTTCGTGCCGGGCTTCCGTTTCGGCGGGACCTCGATCCCTGCGGCCTTGCACGTCGCGGCCGCGGCCTTCTCAGGACTTGCACCCTGGAGGGCCATTGCCTTGGCATAGTTGCCGACGAGTGCGGCCCGCTTGGCCTTGCCTGTCGGCGACTTGACCGCTTGTGCCCGGAGTAGTGCGATGACCGGACGGTAGAGGGGTTGAGTCCCTAGCCCGTTCACTTCACGGATGGCCCGCACCTCGTCGGCACTGGCCGGAGCCTCTCCGCTGGCGGTTAGCCAATAGGCCAGCATGCACCCTTCGCCCATAACGGCGGGGGCAACCTGTAGCCCGTTCCGGACGATGTCCCAGCGGGCACCGTTGGAGTCGGTTGCCGTCCAGTCAAGTCCGGCACCTTTCTTCCGGGGTGTCTTGGGAAGGTGTCCGGCCTTGACCATCAAGTAGGCCACGTAGGTTGCCCGGTCTATTTCGTGGGCGCCATCGTTGGCGGCTTTGATGGCCTTTTCCACAGCGTCGGCCCATCGGGGACGGGGACGGGGAGTGGTCTTGGCCTTGGCCTTGGTCTTGGTCTTGCTTGCTTGCTTGCTCATTGCTTGCCTTTCGTTGTGGTGGGAGGATGGTCCTCCCACTCACCGATCATTCTATAGGTGTGCGCGGTTGACACCAACGCTGTGTATGTGTATGTGTATGTGTATGTGTATGTGTCACCGTTTTTTGTTTTTTTCGAGGTTGGTTTTGGGTGTAATCTTGGTAGAATTGTGGTTGGAGTAGGTGTGTTGTGCACCTGCCAGAGCGTTATGTTGCAACATAACGGTTAGGAGAATAGAGATGGATGCGAGAGAGTATGAAAGCGCCTTTGAAGCGTGGCGGGAGAGTGAGTCGGAGCGGCGCTACTTCGAGAGGGTGCGGGTGCCGCTCGTGCTTGACGACTTGGAGTCGTACGGGGTGGATTGTGCAGAGGACATGCTGCATGAGTTTGATCCTCAGTATGTGTGGGGAGGCTAGGCATGATTGAGTGCGAGATGGTTTCTCGTTGTGGCTATTGTGGTGATGTCATTGATTATTGCCAAGGCCATGGTGAGGTTGAGCGTGCCGAGTTCGGGTTTGATTATGATTCGGACCAGTATGACGCTCGGCGCAGAATGTTTGAGATGGACGATGAGAAAGGAGTGCAGTGATGTTTCGGTCTAATCTTTCCAATTTGGTGGCGGATGCGTTCCGTCATGGGGAGGCGTCTGCTAGTGATCGGAAGTGGCAGGCGTTTCACTTTGTGGGTGCGGGGTTTCCCGTTCGGGTGTCCCGCCATTACAATGTGAATCCTGAGAAGAAGGCACTTTTCCCGTGGGGTGCTGTGGGTGTGTGGCATTACAGCACGCACATGTTCAATGTGACTCGTGATGGGCAAGTCATTCCGGTGAATCCGGGGTGGGGGTCTATGACGGATCGGGCGGGTGTGCGTCGGATCACTGACGGCTGGGGTTGCAGTGTTGGGTATCGTGAATTGTATGGGGAGGCGTCGTGAGTGTGGATGTGACGTTTAATGGTGCACCGTTGGATGAGGCGACGGGTGTTACGTTGACTCATATCAAAAACATTCCTGCTGTGCAGGTGCGTAATGTGCGGGTGTCTGCGTCGGGGGCGGCTCCGCCGCGTAGGCGTTCGTCGCGGGTGTCTGTTGATTGGGATGTTGACCAGTTGGCGGCGTGGCTTGTTAGGGAAGGCGAGAAGGAGAGGAGACTACAGAAGTGACGAAGTTGCAGGTTTATGTTGGACCGCAGAGTGATCCGTTTGGTGTTGCTATTACTGACTGGTCTACTCCGTGGGCTACTGTTCAGTTTGATCCGAGGACGGGTACTACTAAGAAGGTTCCTCATGTTGGGGTGTCTCAGCCTGTGCTGATTCGGTTGAAGAAGAAGTATCGGGGTTGCTAGCGTTATGTTGGAACATAACGAGAAGGGAGTGCTGTGATGGTTGACTATATGGCGCCGAAGTTCGGTGGTATCGGACCTCGTTGTCTTCGATGTGATCGTGGTGGCGAGTGGACTGATCCGTTCTGGCGTGTCGTCCCTTTGACGGCGGGGTTTCGGTTCGGCCAGATTTGCCACTGGTGCGATCATTTGCCGAATCCGGGGGTGGAGTTTGATAGCGAGGGTCGTTTCATAGGTCTTTCATAGGTCTGCTGTGATGCAGAGAAATGCCGGATGCTGTTTGGTGTCTGGTTCGTTTAGGTGAAGGAGAATGGTTATGACTGGTACAACGATTGATGAGAGGAACGGTGCTCTGTTTTATCAGATTGCCGACATTTTGGAGTTCATGCCTCAGGCGTACGATCAGGAAACGTGGGGTACGTTCAACGAGGACACTCTCGTTGAGGCAGACTTTGCTGCTTTTGCTGAACGGTGGGGAGTGACTGTCGCGCAGGCAGAGCGTCTCCCTACTGACGATAAGCGTTGGTTGGAGGTTAAGGAGTGCAATACGCAGAAGTGTGTTGCTGGGCATGCCGCTGCGTTGTCTGGTTGGCATCCTGTGGTGGCCTACAACGGTGAGACGTTGAATTGGGGTGAGGTGGCGCGTGAGCCGTTGACTTCCTGTGTCGATGATTCAACTATGTCTGTTGATGTGGTTGCGAGGCGCGAGTTGGGTGTGAATGAGGAGGAGGCTGAGCGTTTGTTTGCGTCTGTGAATGTGTGGACGCCGAAGGATTTGCGCGAGTTTGCGGTTGGTCGGCCCATCGTGACTCCTTGTTGGGATGATGATGACGATGAGTAGCCGTACCAATATGGGGCATCAGTGGAATGCGACGCATGACAGTGAGCGGGTGGAGTGCATGTTTTGTTTGTGTTCGCCGTTGTCTAGTCGTGCGAAGGCTGTTTGTCCTGAGTTTCCGTATCCTGATGAGGAGGGGAGTGGTGGTGAGTCCCAAAAATAGGCGGTATCGGGTGTTGGAGGCTGCGCCGGGTGCTTCGCGGCGTACCAAAAACTATTTGCGTCGTCGCGATGTTGAGGTTGTGCAGTATCGTGGTGATCGTTTGTTGGTGGGTGAGTGGGATGATGGTCGGGTGCATCCGTTGGCGTGGTTGCCGAAAAGTGAAGTGATTGTGTCGAAGGCGAAGAAGGGAAAACAGTGATGCGTGGTTTTGGAGATATGTTGGATGCTTATTTGGAACCGCCAAATGAGTGTGAACATGACGTAGATGAGTTGTGTCGGAAGTGTGACCCTGAGGGTTTCGCTGAGTACATGGCTGATCGTCGTTATGGTGAGAGAAAGGATGAAAGGTAATGCCTGATATGACGCCGCAAGGTATCGAAACAACATTGACCCGTGAGGAATTGCTACAGGCTCGGGATGAGGATGCGCGACGTATCCGTATGCGTGACCCGAAGGGTCGGAAGCAGGCGGTGACTGCCCGTTGCATGGAGTGTAAGATTATTCGTGGGCCGGTGGTGGTGGATCGTGCTGCGTGGGAAATGTATGTGTGTGAGCGTGGGAAGTTGTTGATACAGGAAGCGTTCCCTACACTGTCTACCAATGAGCGTGAGGTGCTGCGTGGTGCACGAACTAACGTGTATCTGTGTCCGAAGTGTTTTCGTTCTACAGAAGGTGAGGAAGAATAGTGTATGAATACACGACGGTTGCTGCCGCATTCTGTTTGGGTGTGGCGTTCACGATGCTGTTTGTCATCGTGTGCGAGAAGTACGGTGCGGTGAAGGAGGAACGTGACGACACTGTAGACTATTTGGCTGGTGCGTGGGAGACGAAGGAGTTTGAACACCGTTACGTTCGACACACCGTTATGTTACAACATAACGATGGCACACTAGAAAGCAGTGATGTTTATACCTGTTTCTGGTGTGAAGAATCGCCTGACGAGTCTACGGATTCGTTGTGTGAACGTCGCCAAGAGGCGGCGTACTATAATGAAAAACCATATTAGAAAGGTACATGATATGACTATCAGTCATCAGGTAGCGTGCTGGTCCGTGAAGGACATAGCAAACTATTACAATGTGACCAAAAGCAACGT